AACACCCTGAAGACTATGTTGAAGAAACTATTGAATCTACCCCAAAAACGTACTATTAGTACCATTTGTATAAATCCTACGATAAGGGGAAAGATTTTAAATGTACGCAACAATACTCAAACTGTTGAAAGAAGCTCTTGGAGAACTGCATCCTTTAGTCAAAAAGATGCAAGCCAAAATAAAGGACGCAACTAAAAAGGACAAAGACGACAAAGTTATAGACTTTCCTAAAACAGATTTAGAAGTTGTTGACACAACAACAAAATTTAGAGCTTTAGATGAGCTTGATTTAGAGAGAGCTAATCAAAATCAGCTCAAAGATTTTGAACAAGAACTAGAAAAAGTCATAGATCTTGGCCCTGATAAATTAAGTAAACTTCCTATCGATCAACAAGGTAATTTATTTAGAAACGTAAAAAGATTTCAAAGAAAACTTTTACAAGACCCTGAAAGCAAGGAGGGCATAGCGAGCCTCGAGCGGCCAGAAGCTCCTGTCTTGAAAATAGAATCAGGAGAACAATTAACGGGTCAAGGATTAGAGAGTTTACAAAAGAAACTGGGTTTACCAAAAGACTCACCTGGTCCTAGAAAATCAAGACTTGACCAAGGGATTCTTGGAATGAAGAGAGGCTTTGCAGATGTTGAAAGGTCTGCAGCGGAGCTTGGAGAAGAAGTCGGCGCAATATCTAAACAAGGTGATGACATGTTTAATGCGTCACGATTACAAAGTTTAAGAGATCAAGCAGAACTTAGAGGTGTCGCAAGACAACTGATTATTGAAGATATTAAGGCGGGAAGATTAAAAAATTTATCACCAGGTATGAAAAAAGGAATGTTAGAGCCAACAGGATCAGGACTCGATGGTGATCCAATTGATGTTTTATTTAGATATTATGGTTAATGGTAGAACTATATTATTTGATTAAACTCGATTTAAAAAACAAAGTCGGCATTAACCCTGATTTTGAATTTAAACCAAGAGACTTTCCACAAGCAACACTTGGAAGTAAAGGTGGTAAGATTCCATTAACACAAAAAGAGGTGGTGGAATTTTTAACAGGAGTCGATGCAGAAGGTAATCCTATTTCAAAAGAAAAATTAAAATTTTACAATAAGAATTTTGACTTAGGTGATGATGATGCAGACACGCAATACTATGTAAAACGATTTTTAACAGATGAAACACAAACAGAGTTTTTAAAAAACCTACCATCAAACTTTGATGCTAAAGGAGCAAAAGAAATTCAAGGAACAATTCTTCCTGTAGAAGACATGGAAAAGTTAAAATTCAAAGTTGATCCAGACGATGCGCAAATGGATATTGATCCCGATGATTTAGTTGAGGCACCAGGACTTCCAAACATACTGGCGGTATAACCGTGAAGATTAACGAATACAATCAAATGATGGCGTACTTAACACGCCCCCCGCAGCAAGAAACGAGCGTCGAGAGACTAGGCATGATGGCTGGAGGTCTTCCTAAAATAAAACAGATGATTGATTTTATTTTAAAGAATGCAGATAAAGTTTCTACAGTTGGTGGAAAAATATCACGAGAGTTCTTAGAATTTATGGCGGAGAAAAATCCGCAGAACATTAAAAATGTTTATTTAGATGTGGTTAAACGATTAGGAATAGGAGTAGATGTTGGCAAAGCTCCTAAAACAGATCTTAAAAAAGTTAAATCAAAAGTAGAGGCGGACAAAAGAATTACACAAGAACTTGCAGATGAAGGACAGATAGAAGTTAACGAAGAAACTGCTTCAGACATGACGGAGTTCATGAAAAAGAATGATCCTGAAGGATTTCAAAAGATACAGAAAATTGTAGATGATATTAATAATAAAAATACCGCTGTTAAATCTCCGTACAAGTTTACTGGAGATGAAACATTAGATGATTTATATAAATTAGAAGAACAAGGAATCATTTCAAGAAGTGATTATAATGTCTACGGAGAAAGATATTTAGATTATGTTGATGCACAAGTTGCAAAAAGATTTGGATACACAGAACAAGAAGTTAACAAAATGCCAATTGGTCGTTTAAATGTTTTGAGAGCAAAAGCGGATCCAAATTGGGCTGAAGCAAATTATGGCGATGACTACATGCGTATTTTAGAAAAAGAAAGAGCAGCCGAAGTAGAAGCGGGTGTTTATGATGATCCAGAAATGTTTGATAATATGTTTAATAAGATGCAAGAAGAAATGGATGATTATATTCCTGGTGAAAAACCATTAACTAAAAATAAAAGAACTTTGAACGCTGAAGGTGGTCGTATTGGTTTTGATGTTGGAGGTTTTGGACAATCTAAAATTTTAAGACAGTTCATTGAAAATAGTATTGAGTCCGGAAATAACACATTTGAATCTATTGCTGATTTAACAAATCAAGCAGATGTAGATTTAAGTGAAAAAGCTGTGGTGAAAATTTTAAAAGAATATCCCAATAAAATATTTACAGATGTAGAAGGAGCTAAATTTCCCCTAGGGTATGATGATGTAAATTTAAAAAAATTAAAAGAAGGAATGAATTTATTAAAAGAATGGGAGAAGAACCCAACCCCAGAAAATTGGGCGAAAACTTTTCAAATTACCGAGCCTTCAGGACAAAAGAAACAATCAAAATTTGGTCAAGGTTTAAGAAACTATTTACAAGGTAAAAAAGGACAAGGAGACATTTTTCATAAATATTTTGAAAAAATAGATTTTGATGACACAATTAAAAAAGAAGTAAAAACATATGATAAAAAATTATTTAATAAAATAAAAGCAAACATTGGAAGTGCAGCTGCTAGAACATCTACTTTAGAAACTAGTGCTGCAGTAGCCAGAACAGTCGGTGAAACCTTTTTACGAGATCCCGAAGACACCAATATAACAGATATTGCAAAAGCTTTACATGGAAAAAAATTTGACACAGCATCTGATATTGAAAAAGTAGAAATGCTTCAGGACGCAAGAAACGGTGTTTTTAAATTTTATCAATCTCTCACAACCAACCGACCTATACGTTTAAGAAAAAAAATAAGCGGAGAAGAATTTTTAGATATTATTGAAAATATTGAAACAAATTCAAATGAGTTTGGTTTTCAAGAAGGTCAAATTAGAGATCTAAAAATGAAAATAAGAGACGATATTTTAGGTCAAAAAGATCCCGCTAAATTTTTTAGAAACTTAAGAAATAATGTCGAAGTTCCAAAAGGAAAAATTATTGATGAAGTGTTTAGTTTATCGGGAACATATAAAAGAGCTCCAGGTTATTTAGACCAAATTCAATTTATATCAAATAAAGTTAATAAGAAAAAAGCAAGTCAAATTGATCTTCCATTACAAAATATATTAACAGCGTTAGATGAAGGAAAAACGGTGGTTCGATATAATAAAAAACAAATGCCAATTGAAAAGGCTATCCAACAGTTTAACAAAGACTCAAGATCTTTTGCAAAAACAAATAAAGTAAAAACAGCTCAAATTAATTTTGGAGGAAAATTTGATCCTTCTCAATATAAAGATTTTAGTCCAGAATCTCAAAAAAATATTGCTGATGTATTTAAAGATAAAAATTATTTTTTAACAACTACAAAAACAAAAGCACCTTCAACAATATTAACTACTGGCCAAAAATTATCTTCCATTTTAGGAGGAGGTTTTGACCCAGACATGGTTCCCAATATTGTAAAAGACATTGCAAAAAGTCCGGTCGGTAAAATAAAAATTCTAGGTGATGTCACTGCGCCTTTTTTTGGAAGAGAATTAGGATTAAGTCCAGGTGAGATTGCATTGGACACAGGAACAGCAGGCTTTGGTTCACTATTTATGGAAGATATAAATAAAAGAAAATATGTAGCAGAAAAAGGATACGGAGATGCTTATGATAGAGCTAGAGCAAAAATTTCAGGTGCGGATTACTATCCTGGCATGAATGTTGAAAAAAGTAGTTTTAAATTAACTGATGAAGAAGATTATGCTTTTAATGTTTTAGGAAAAGAATTTGACGAACAGCTTCTCAAGACAAGAGAAGCACAAGCAGCACGGTATGATGAAATTCAAAAACAATACGAAGATGTAGAATTAGGATTATCTGGTCCGTTACAAAATGTTTTTCCAACAGACGTGCTAGCAGAAGCTGCAACTAAAAGATATGTTATTCCACCTATTGTGGAAGGACTTGCAAATATACGCGAAAGACAAAAACCCCTTGATTATAATTATTTAGGTGTACCACTAAATCAATTTTTTGAACCACGAACAGATTTTAGCACAGGTGGCGATCCAAAAGATAAAAAGAAAACAACGCCTGGATTAGATAAACCTACAATTCCAATTGATCCTAACGCACCCCAAGATCCAGGACGAAGAACTTTTATGGAAGGCGTGGGACTGGGAGGACTAGGTATTGCAGGATTGTTATCAGGTGCAATAAAATTTGCACCCGAAATTAAAAAAGCGGTCACAGGTGTAACGACACAAATCACTGAAGTTCCAAATATTATTAAAGAGTTATATGCTACTATTAAAAATTTAGGACAAGTAACGGATTATAGTAAAAAAGGTGTAGTTAAAACTGAATTAGGTAATTACACATTAATAGAAGAACCAGGCGGTTATAACATAACTAAAATGACGGATTCTGATTTTAGATATCAACAAGAATATTTTGGAGTTCAAACTGATCCCGAATATGGAGTGATTGATTATGAAGAATTAACGGCTTTACCTGATATGGATGGTAAATTAAAAGATGTTGATTATGGAGTTGAATTAAACACTTACAGAGAAATTGGAGAGGATTTAGCTAAAATCAAAAACGATGATAGCCTAATTAAAATTGCAGATGACGATATTGTTAAACAGATTGAAAAAGAAGAGGCTTTAAAAGAATCTTTGGGTAAAAAAGGTATGGGAGAAAATGACTAAAAAACTCACAACAACGATACCTCCCAAAAGAGGACCCCAGCCCCAAGGCTTGAATATTAACTATAATACTGTTAAGACAGTACGATCGGAGAAAATTAATGGCAGAAATAGACAAGTCGTTACCAAACGAACCTAGAAAAACTTTAGAGATTCCTGGAGAAGAAGAACTACAAGAAAAATTTGTAGAGGCTGCGGAGGAGCAAGCTGAAAAACCTGAAGGCGTTGAGATTGTAGAAAACGAAGATGGTTCAGTTGACATTGATTACGATCCAAATTTCGCGGCACCCGAAGGTGGTGAAGAGCACTATTCAAATTTAGCAGAATTTTTACCAGAAGAAATTGTTGGCTCGTTAGGCAACACGCTTTATGGAAATTATCAAGATTACAAAAATTCAAGAAAAGATTGGGAGAGAAGTTACAGAGAAGGATTAGATCTTTTAGGATTTAAAGACTTTATGAATTACCAAATTATGGAAAAAATGGGAGAGTACGAACCCGAGTTTGATCAAATGTTATTTTATTTACCTCTTGCAGGATCATCATTTAAAAAAGTTTATTACGATGAAGTTGAAGGCAAAGCAGTTTCTAAATTTGTCCCTGCAGATGATTTAATCGTACCTTACACGGCAACTTCTCTTGAAGATGCAGAAGCGGTTATGCATCGTATTCGTATATCCGAGAATGAATTACGCAAGCAGCAAGTAGCGGGGTTCTATAGAGATATCGAACTTAAACCAAGTTATGATAATTTAACTGACGTTGAGAAAAAAGAATTAGAATTAGAAGGCACAACTAAATCTGGAAAAGATGAAGATGTATTTACACTACTGGAGTGCCACGTTAATTTAGACTTAGAAGGTTTTGAAGATGTTGATGCAAATGGTGAACCGACAGGAATTAAACTTCCATACATTGTCACGATTGAAGAAGGATCAAGACAAGTTTTATCAGTAAAAAGAAATTATGAAATTGGTGATGCAAGAAAAAACAAAATACAATATTTCGTTCACTTTAAATTTTTACCAGGACTTGGTTTTTACGGATTTGGTCTAATTCACATGATTGGTGGATTATCAAGAACAGCAACTGCTGCGTTACGACAATTACTCGATGCAGGAACACTTTCAAACTTACCTGCAGGATTTAAACAAAGAGGTATCAGAATTAGAGATGATGCTCAGTCTATTCAACCTGGTGAATTTAGAGACGTGGATGCACCGGGTGGAAATATTAGAGACGCATTCATGACACTTCCTTTCAAGGAACCATCTCAAACGCTTTTGAATTTATTGGGAGTCGTTGTACAAGCCGGTCAGCGTTTTGCATCTATAGCTGACCTTCAAGTGGGTGACGGGAATCAGCAAGCTGCGGTGGGAACGACAGTCGCGCTTTTAGAAAGAGGAAGCAGAACAATGTCTGCGATTCATAAAAGAATCTATGCAGCATTAAAAAATGAATTCAGATTAATGGCAAGAGTTTTCAAACTTTATCTACCCGCAGAGTATCCTTACGATGTGGTAGGCGGTCAAAGAATGATTAAACAAACAGACTTTGACGATAGAGTCGATATTTTGCCAGTTGCAGATCCAAATATCTTTTCACAGACACAGCGTATCTCCCTTGCGCAAACGGAACTACAACTGGCGGCATCGAATCCGCAAATACATAATCAATACGAAGTGTATCGAAATATGTATGAAGCACTCGGTGTGAAAGATATTGATAAAATACTAATTCGACCACAACCCCCACAACCAAAGGACCCTGCATTAGAGCACATCGATGCTCTTGCAGGGAAACCGTTCCAAGCGAATATTTTTGAACATATTAGTTTAATGGCTCAAGAACAGGTTGAAGTTGAGTTTAGAGATGAACTTCAACAGTTACAACAGATGAATATGCAGATGCAACAGAACCCAGCTATGCTACAACAGCTACAAATTCAAGCTAAAATGTTAGGTGAAAAAATTGAATCTAGAAAAGCGGTATTGATTGCTGAAATGATGGAAGAATTTTTAGAACAAGAGAAAAAAATTAGTGGTGATTTTGGAAATGATCCAGTTGCAAAACTAAGACAAAGAGAATTAGACCTTCGAGCAATGGAAAATGCTAGAAAAGAGAAGGAAGGTGAGGAGAGAATGAATCTTGATAAGATGAGAGCGATGATGAATCAAGAAAATCAAGACGAAAAACTCGAACAAAACGAAAAATTAGCAAAATTAAGGGCTGATACATCAATTGAAAAAACTGTTTTGTCAAAAACATTGCCTAATGCTAAAGATATGATGGGAAATGTTGCAATTATTAGAGGAAAAGATGGGTCAAACTAAAAATCAAGACAAAAAAATCTCAAAAGTGATGAGAGAATACAAAAAAGGTAAATTATCTATTGGAAAATCTAAAAAAAAGGTTAAAAACAGAAAACAAGCTATTGCAATTGCTTTAAATAAAGCAGGTGTAAAACAAAAAAGGAGCTAAAATGGAAAAATTGAACAAAATTACTGATGTAAAGGTTCCAGAACAAGAAATCGAAATCGATCCACGTTCTAAATCAACTTACAATGGTGCTTTTAATCATATTGCTACAGGTGGACCTGAAATGCCGGTAAGAGGTATGGGAAAAGTTTTACCTGAGAAGAAAAGAAACTCAAAAGCATACTAATTATGTGGTTACAAGGCTTACAGTTAGCCTTTAAAGCAGGCT